CATGATGATTCAAGGGTTGGCGATGGATTATGTGAAGCAGTTCTGTGCTGCATCTGGTAATACGTTACAAGGTAATCGGGAGGTAATGACTGATGAGCTTTGGTCTGTTCACTCTTATATGGGTGACTACAATCCTATTCATGATCATGGTACTAAAACGATTATGGGAGTCTCCTGCACCACATGGACAAAAGTACCGCAACAAATCCTAGATCAGCCTACAGCGGGAAGCCCGGAGTACAGTCTGTATAACGCCTCTGGCAATGCAGATGGTTGTCTGGCTTTTAGTTATGGCAGAAACAGTTTATTAGATGTGGAGCGGTTAGCTCCCCCACAGAGCTTTATTATCAAGCCAGAAGTAGGAAAACTATTGATGTTTCCTAGCTGGCTAACACATATGGTTTACCCTTTTGAGGGTGATGGAGAACGGCGTACAGTCGCTGCAAACTTAAATGTATGGAAGGTAGAGGAAGATGGAACAAGACACTAAAGAAAACACGGTTACAGTTACGGCTCCAGAAGAAGAGGTTGTTCAGCTTCCCCCTAATCCTGAGATGTTAACTGCTCGTATGGAGGAGCTTAGAGAAGAGATTGGTCAGATTACTAATGTGATCAATGCAAACCAAAAGCAGCTTGATACTTATGTAGCGGCATTCAATTGGTATTCACAGCAACTAGAAGCGGCTACTGCGGAAGATCAGTAATGGAAGCTATTACAGAGATTATTACTGTTGTAACCTCTATCGTTTGTGTTGCAAGTATTGTATGCAGTTTAACCGAAACTCCAAAGGACGACGCTCTGATCGGAAGGCTGTACAAGATACTAGAAATCGCAGCTCTAAATATAGGCAAAGCGAAACAAACCAATGCGGATGTAAAGCCAATCGAAGTCAACGAAGTAAAACCAACATCGAAAAAGAACAGTGCCAGCAAGAAAAAGACAGGAAAAAACAAGTAAAACTGTTAAGTCAACCACACCTACAGCACTGGCTTTAGAGGCGCTAGAGCGTATTGCGCAACACGAAAAAGAGTGTGGTGAGCGTTGGGCAGAGTGTACTATTGAACTGCGTGAGTTAAAAAACGCAAGTAAGGCCCATGCTGCTCGTTGGGAAAGACTGGCATGGTTGGTAATAGGAACAGTTATCACTACCGCTCTTGCGGGGTGTGTAACAATGATACTAAAGTGATTTATGCCATTACAAAAATTCTTATTCAATCCAGGGATCGACAAAGAAGGAACTTCTTATACAGCTGAGGGAGGCTGGTTTGACGGGAATTTAATTCGATTTCGTAAAGGATTACCTGAAAAAATAGGTGGGTGGGCAAAAAATACCCTTAACACTTATAAAGGAACGGGGCGTAGGCTCCATGCGTGGGTTAATCTTCAAGGCACTAAATTCTTAGGTCTTGGCACCCGTCTAAAACTTTATATTCAAGAAGGGGATGTTTTTAATGACGTAACCCCTCTTCGTTTAACTACCAGTGCTGGAGATGTTACTTTTTCTGCCACTAATGGTTCTTCTACTATTACAGCAACGGACACAAACCACGGAGCTGTGGCAGGGGATTTTGTTACTTTTAGTGGAGCAGCTACCNTAGGAGGTTTAGTTACAGCCGCTGTTCTTAATCAGGAATATGAAGTAGCTACAGTCACCTCGGCTAACGCATACACATTCACGGCTAAGGATACTTCGGGAGACACCGTTACTGCTAATGCCAGCGACTCTGGCAATGGGGGAAGCAGCGTAGTCGGGGCGTACCAAATTAATATTGGGCTCGATACGTTTGTGTCTGGTTCTGGTTGGGGTTCAGGTACTTGGGGCAGCGGTACGTTTGGCTCAGTTAGTGCATTAAGTGCGTCTAGTCAGCTACGCCTGTGGTCTATTGATAACTTTGGCGAAGACATGGTTGCTTGTGTTAGAGCAGGGGGAATTTTCTTCTGGGATAACTCAGATACAGTTTCTGTAAGAGCTAAAGCATTAGAAGACTTAACCAGTGTTAATTTACCGCCAACCGTAGGGTTACAGGTACTTGTTTCAGATATAGACCGTCATGCAATTGTTTTAGGAGCTGATCCTATTGATTCAGCAGGAGTTGCACGGACAAGTAATGTAGATCCTTTATTAGTCGCTTGGTGTGACCAAGAAAACATCTTAGAGTGGGAACCTAAAAGCACCAATACTGCTGGTTCTTTGCGACTATCTTCGGGGTCTCAGATTATAGGGGGCTTAAGAGCGCGTCAAGAAGTTTTAATTTGGACGGATACTTCGTTGTACAGCCTCCAGTTTATTGGTCCTCCGTTAACCTTTGGAATGAACCTAATCAACGAAGGGGTTGGCTTAATTGCTCCTGGAGCCGCTATTAACTCCCCTGCAGGGGTGTTTTGGATGGATCGTAAAGGCTTTTATGTCTATAACGGGTCCGTACAAAGTATTCCTTGTTCGGTACACAGCTATGTGTTTGATGATATTAACGAGTCTCAAAATTTCCAGTTTTTTGCTTTCTTAAACAGACAGTTTAATGAAGTAGGTTGGTTCTATAGTTCTAGTGATGTTGACATTCCTGACCGCTATGTGACGTTTAATTATGTAGATAATGTTTGGGCAATAGGTCAATTATCAAGAACCGCATGGCTTGATGAAGGGATTGAAAATAACCCACGTGCCGCAGGGTCTGCTAGTAGTAGTAATTATATCTACGACCATGAGTTAGGTAACGATGCTGACGGTTCACCAATGACCGATGTTTATATTGAGTCTGGGGACTTTGATATTGGCGAAGGGGAGGACTTCCAATTTATACGCCGTATGATCCCAGACGTTAGATTTACGGGGACCGCTGGTACGGGTCAACAGATTAACACAGTCCTAAAGACCCGTAATTATCCTGGTGATTCTTTAGCAACTGATAGTACAAGTGTTCTCACTGCTTCAACAACTAAGGTTGATTTACGAGCTAGAGCACGACAAGCAGTAGTACGCTTTGAGTCAGATGATGATGCAAATACAGAAGTACAGTTAGGAGTAGGCTTTAGGGTCGGTGGAACCCGTTTAGATATTAGACCAAACGGAAGACGATGACTAAGCTGCTACAGGGCCGTTTACCTTTAATTTCACCGTACCGACAACAGTTTGTTGATGCGAATACGTTTAACAGATTTGTTCGAATATTAGAACTTAGTTTAGACGCGGTTGATTTTGATGCAACACCTCAGTACACAAACGAGGAACTAGACGAACTTAAGTTTCCAGCTGGGGATGTGATTTGGAATACAACTGAAGAAGTTCTTCAAGTTTGGTTAGGAGATAGGTGGGAGCATATCTCTACCCCAGAAACATCTGGGTTAAGTGCAACTGCCGCATTAGGTACAGTACAGGTAATTGCAAGTGGTAATATAACCGTGGAGGTTGGTTAATGAGTGAGAAACTAACTGAGCATTTTACATTAGCAGAGTGTTGTCGTAGTGAGACCGCACAACGCCAAGGTATAGATAATACGGCTACGGGGGAGGAACTAGAGAACTTAAAGCGCGTACTAGAGAACGTAATAGAACCCGTTAGGGTGCATTTCGGAGTACCTTTTACGCTTAATAGCGGATACCGTTGCTTAGAACTAAATACCGCTATAGGCTCTAACCCAAATAGTCAGCATTGGAAAGGGCAAGCGATAGACTTTGAGATTCGAGGAGTAGACAATGATAAAGTTGCTCGTTGGGTAAAAGAAAACATTGACCATGACCAGTTAATACTAGAGTTTTATGACGGGGTAGATCCTAACAGCGGCTGGATCCATGTTTCATATGTTTCTTCAGAAGAGAACCGAAACCAAGCCTTAGTTTATCATGGTAAGCAATACACGCCATTTGAATGAAAGGTGCCGTCCTAGCTTTTATGCTGATCACAGTTATAGAAGGTAATGTTGTTGATGGCGCACAACAAATGTTATTTAGGGACATTCATCGTTGTCAACAGTTCGCCTATTGGATTGAACATAACTGTAGAGATTCCCGTTGTAGAGGGGGAATTAAACAACAAAATATCACAGCTTATTGTAAGCCCGTGATGACTGGAGCAAACCAAAAATTCTGGGATTAATATGAGCGCAAAGAAACTTGAACCAAAATCTCGCTACGCAGAGTACGATACTGATGGAGACGGGATAGTAAGCGATGAAGAACTCGCAAGACATCAAGAAATGCTTCAGTTGGAGCTGCAGGAAGA